AACAAATGGACTTTTGGAGATGCTAAGTTTGGTTATGATGGCGAGGTAAACGAATCACATAATACACAATATCCTCTTTTATTAATTAAACCTCCATTATCTATTATGCCTGAAATTTATAAAGGCAGAGAAGAGTATGAGTTTGAAATAAACTTTTATAATTTATACCCACAAGCAGCACAGTCTGCAGTAACACTACAACATAGATGGGATAACCTACAAGACTTAGCTATGGAGTGGTTTGACATGGTTTTAAAGAACTATCAAGACAATATTGTAGATGTATACTTAAATGATGAAAGTATAGAAATAGAAAGAGTAAAAGAAGTTGCTAATGATAGATTAGTACAGATTAAGTTTACCTTTACTATGAGTGCTTTTTCTAAATGCTTTAGACCAGTTTCAATTTATCCATCTGACTATGCTAATGTTCTTACTTGGTTAAGAGCAGATAGTGGATTAACATTTGATATACCAACAAAACAAGTAAGTGCATGGGCAGACCAATCAGGCAATAATAATGATGTTAGTCAGTCTACAAAATCTAAACAAGCACTAAGATATGGTTATGATGGTGCTAATGACAAAGCTAGAATAGAATTTAATGGAACATCTAATTATTTTGTTTCTGATGGAAACTGTCCTATAACAAGAGATTTTACTATGTTTTTTGTAGCACAAGTAAATCAAGATGCTACTGAAAATGCTGATTATTTTAGTTTTGTAAATGGTCAAAAAGAAATTACAATTGGAAGCACAAATAATGAATTTAGAGCTTTATTTTCTGATGCAAATGGTAATGGTGCAAATTTAACTTTAAGTGGTTCTGACACTTCTAATTATCATATTGCTGTAGTTCATTTTCACAACAAGAATATGCATTTAGAATTTAATAATACATTAAGTTCTCATGTGCAAGAGTCAAGTTTTGACCACACTACAACCTTTAACGATGCAACATATACTTTAGGTTATAAACTAACAGAAAATGCTACACATTATCTAGATGGTAATTTACAAGAGTTTATAATTTATGACCATGAATTAACAGAAACAGAAATAGCAGACATAAAATCTTATTTAAACAATAAATACAAAATTTACTAATTATGGCTAAATACAAGGGAATAATAGAAACAGGAATACAGCCAGTTGGTTTTGCAAATAGCCAATTAGAAAACATGAGTTATAATTGGAGAGCTAACTATTTAAAAAGTGCTAATACACCATTAAGATACCAAGTAATGTGGAATGGTTTAAATGAACATCAAACACCATCTAAAAGTGGCTATAATTCACAAACAGAAAAAGGTGAAATTATAAATATGGTTTTTAGGGTATATGCTTCTACACAATATCCATATCCTGTATCTAATAATAATTGGGATTTAGTAGCTACAATAAAAAAAGCTAGAGATATAGCCAATAAGGAATACAACACTAACAATATATTACAAAAACAAAGGTTTACTATTGATATAAGCGAGATATGTCAAGATTTATTATCATACAGTCTAGTTCCTATAAACAAAGGCACATGGCAAAGCTCTGAATGGGGAGGTATGAATGGTGGACAAACAAAAAATGACAATGTAACAGAAACTATTAGCAATTATAATGTTACACCTAATGGAACATATAGACATATAAAAGTAGAGGCAATACCAGAAGTTATTGTAGAAGATGGTACAATAGAAGAAGTAGTTGGTCAAAATCCTGTTGTCTTTAACAATATTGCAGTTATAAATTCTGTAGCACAATTTGAAAGAGATGATATATATTATAATAGTAGATATATAATTCAAAAATCTGTTGCAAATGTAAATAATCCTAGAGGTTTTTTAAGTTTTTGTCCAAACTATACACAAACATCTATAACACCATTTTACAAACAAGTAAGAGTAGATGAAGAGGCTGAATGGCTATATTGGTGGCAGAGAAACATGGGTAATTCTGGAGATCAAATAACAAAAGCAAGATTAAAAGTAGAAACGTATTTAAGTAATGGTTCTTTGCAAAACACAATGTATTTAACAGATTTTAATTCTAATTTAGACACAGAAGTTGTTTCATCAACAACAGTTTTTAAATTAAATCAAAATAGAATATGTGTACAAAATGTTTCACCTACTTATATAAATGCAAATGCTGTAGATAATTCTGGAAGTACAATAACAAATCAAATAGATAGTTCTACTTCTTATTACAAAATACATTTAGAATATACTAGCCAAACAAGTTCAGTTATTAGAACAACTGAATATAGATATTTTAAAATAGATAGAGAAGACACAAAAACACCTTATGACTTTGTAAGATTTCATTGGTTAAATAGATTAGGTGGTATAGATAGCTATACTGCTAAAAGAAGTATTGTAGAAAGTATATCTGTTAATAGGTCTACAATAGAAACAAAAAGTGCAGATAGAACATGGTATCAAGATGACCAATTAGCAGGAGGTACTGCAGTTGATTCTAACAACTACATATCTAATACAATGAGGGGTGGTAATTTATACAAAGGGGGTAGAGAAGTATTAAATGTAAATGCACAAAGAAACAATAGTGTTTATACAGAACCATTAAACAGACAAACAGCTAAATGGCTAGAAGAGATAATGACTTCACCTAATGTTTGGATTGAAATGGACACAGATGCTACTGCAAGAGGTAATACTGTAAACCCATACCAAAGACCATCTACTAAAGAATACATACCAGTAATTATTACAAATGGCGATGTAGAGACTTTAAATCAAGAAGGTGGTCTAGTTAAATTTAATATTGAATATACTTTAGCTCACAAAGTACAAACGCAAAGAAATTAATGGCAGAAGTTAGAATACAGTTATTAGATTATGCATATGATGGCTCTACTATTGATTGGGATAATAGTGTTGTTGGTGAATTGGATGTAACATCTCATTCTGAATTTCCTTTAGCACTTACTTTTACAATAGCAGACATAAAAGATATTAATTCTCGTAAAGGTAGCTTTAGCAAAACTTTTAAAATACCTGCAACAAAAAATAATAATAGATTATACAAAAGCATATACAAACCAAATACTTATTCAACAAATAATTTATTAAATAAAAAATCATGTAGAATTTTAATTAATAATTTATATTCTATTTTAGGTTTATTAGAACTAACAAGTGTTGGTGGTTATGACAAACCAGAATATTATAGCTGCGTGTTTTTTGGTAATAATATTACATGGGCATCTACAATTGGTGAAACATTGTTAAAAGACTTGGGTACTGATGGTGATGCTTGGGATGATTTAAAAGGACAAAATACTGGTAAAGATTTAAAAGTAAACAAAACAGGCATAACCTCAACTTGGGTTCAAGATAATGCTGTTTACATGAATGGTAATCAAACTACAAATGACAAAGCAGTAGTATATCCTATAGTCTCTTATGGAGATTTTAATCCATCTGGTGAAGAGCAAACAATACAAATACTAAATAGTTCATATGAACAAACAGATGTAAATAGTAGTAAATTAGGTTATTATGGTTTCAACAGTAATGATCAAGGAGATGGAAGTGGTTTAGATTATGGTAATCCTGAACCAGTAGTTGATTGGCGACCATGTTTGTGGGTATATGATGTGTTTAAAGAAATATTTACACAAGCAGGTTACACAATATCTTCAAACTTCATTGAAACTGCTGACTTTAAAAAATTATTATTTGCTTTACCAAATTTTAAATACAACAACGCACAAGATAGATATTTATTATATGGTTTTGAAAGTAGATTTAGAAAAGTAGATTCAAACAATGACAATTCTTTAATTAAAGATGGCACAACAGAATATTTTAATATAAATCAAACAGGTCTTCCTAACACAGAATTTACACAATTTGATTTAGTAAATATTACCAATACAAAAAATGCTAGTTCATATACCAAAGATGATGAATTAAATGATACTGGTTTAGATTCTAGTGGTGTTTATACTTTTCCAGAATATGGTACATATGATATAGAATTAAATAATTTTGCTTATTGGTTTAGTGATGTTGATGATAATAGTGCTTCTGATGCAGGTATAGATATTATATTATCTGGTTTACAAATACAGTTACAAACTGTTGGTGAAAGCACTTGGAATACTATAGAAGAGTCATTATTAGATAGTGAGCTTACTGTACATGATGACACAGGAACAAACACACAACCAAGTGTGGGTAAAAGAAATTTTCCAAACTTAACATTAAAAAGATATTTTAATAAAAATGACAAAATTAGATTAAGATTAAAAAATGTATTTAAACATCATGCAGGTACAGGAAGTAGCTCTGGTGGTTTTAGACTTTATTTATTTGGAGGAAGCAATATTGAAATAGACCATCCTTCTACTGGCTCTTTAAAAGGTTCTACAGATGCTGTATATAATATTAAATTTAATCCTGAATTTGTAGAGTATGGTCAAACTTATGATTTAAAAAACATCATAAACAAAAAATACAAACAGATAGATTTTATTAAGGGAGTTTCTCATGCATTTAATTTGCAGTTTACAACAGATGAATCAAGCAAAGTTATTTATATAGAACCTTTTGATACTTTTTACAAGTCTTTTTACGAAGCATTGGATTGGACATATAAAGTAGATAGAAGTCAAGAAATAAAAGATGTATGGATTAAAGATAGCTTTAAAAGAGATATAATCTTTAAATATAAAAGTGATAGTAAAGATGTTAAAGTCGAGCAAAGAGGTATAGATTATTTTGAAGAAATACAAGATGAGTATCCATACAAAGAAACATTGTCAAATGAATTTGAAAGAGGTGAGTCTGTATTTGAAAACCCATTTTTTGCAGGTACTTTTAATGCTAAAGACAGAGATGTGTCTAAAACTACAGACCCTGCTTACAATGCTTGTTTATGGCAAGAAAAAGAAGATGGTGGATTTATCTCACCAAATGATATAGCTAGACCAGATAAGGGTTTTGAATTTTTACCTAGACTTTTATATTGGAAAAAATATTCTCCAGATATGTCTAGTAATATTAATGCAATATGTTATAAATATGCTACAGCACAAGTTTTTAGTGGTACATTTCTAGGGATATTTGCACAGCTTAACGCAAGTAATGTTTTATCAGATGTATACCCACAAGCGACATCAATAAACAGAGAAGATATAAATAGTATGCTTTTAAGCTATGGTAATGTGTATGTAACTGACTATGATGATGTAAACAATACTTATGCAACACAAGTAATTAAAAAAGGTTTGTATCAAACTTATTATGAAAATATGATTAATATGTTAAAATCAAATCCAAGAGTTAGAAACTTATCTATAAATCTAAAAATGAAAGATATAGTAAATTTAGATTTTAGATATTTAATACATATAGATGGTGTTTATTGGAGGATAAATAAAGTAAAAGATTTTAATCCATTAAAAAACACAACAACAAAAGTTGAATTAGTAGAGTGGGTAAATATAGGTGAAAGTGCTGCATATGAACCTACACTAAATAAATATGATGGTAAATGGAATAACAATCCACCTACTGGAGGGGTAGGAGGGTTTCAAACAAGAAGTTAATTATGTCTACACCTAAAAACCAAATAACAAACAAAGGAATAGCTAACGAAAGTGGGTTAGAAGTTTATATGACTGTAACAATAGATTCTGTAGAATATTTTGTACCTATAGTAATGACAGACCCTTTTGGTAATGCTCATAAAGTATTAAGAAGAAGAGAGAATCAAAAAATATCAGATTAATGAGATTAAGTTTAAGAAATACATATAGAGAGTTAGGTAAAATAGGCAAACTTGTTATAAAAGGTTTACAAGATGAATTAGAATTTCAAAAACATAATGCAAGTACTGCTTTATCAAAAAGTTTTAAAATAGAATTAAATCAAAAAAAGGGTGTTTTAAACATAATAACAAACAAATTATATTGGAGAGTAGTTAATGATAAAAATGTAGCATATAAAGTTAGTTTAAGAGCAATAGAAAAATGGGTGAGAAACAAAGGGGGTAAAGGAGGTTTTCCTAGAGATAATGAAGGTGTAAGAAGAGTGGCAATAAGAGTATATAATAAATTGAAAAATAAATTTTATGGTAAACCATACGTTTATTGGACAGAAGGTAATAATTTAAGAAGAACAGATTTTGCAGGATATACAGCAAGAAAATATAAAAGTCAAATTGCTGAAGAATTAGCACCTGCTATAGGAGATGATGTAGCTAATATGATAAGAAAGGAATTAAGAAAAATAAAACCAACAGCACAAATAAGTTAAGATATTATGGCGACAAATACAGAAAAGATAGTAGTACAGGTAGTTGTACAGGGTCAAAAAGATTTAGAAAATTTAAACAAAAAAACAAAAGACACTTCTATAGGTTTTAATAAAATGACTGCAGGTGTTTTAGGTGCAGTTACAGCTTTTAGACAAATAAACCAATTTGTTTCTAATGCTGTAAAAACTTTTAGAGACTTTGAATTTCAAATGGCAAAGGTTAGAGCAATAACTGGTGCATCTAACAGAGATTTTTTAAAGTTAAGCAAAACATCACAAGATTTAGGTAGGTCTACATTCTTTACTGCACAACAAGTTGCAGAGTTACAAACTAACTTTGGTAAACTAGGTTTTAGCACAAAAGAAATATTAAATGCACAAGAAGCTACACTTGATTTGGCAACAGCAACAGATAGTGATCTTGCAAGAGCTGCTATTGTAGCAGGAGCTGCAGTTAGAGGTTTTTCTTTAGATGCAAAAGAAACAACAAGGGTTGCAGATGTTATGGCAGTAGCATTTACTAGTTCTGCACTTGATATAGAA